AAAACAACTAAAGAAAAATTTGTAGAGATTGATGGAAGAATTAAATTAGTAAATCAAAAAATAGATTTAATAATTAAAAATCATTTACATCACATGAAAAAAGACATTGATAGAATTTTATATTCTCTTGGTGCAATCGGTCTATTGGTTTTAGGTCAATTACTTTACTTACTCTCGAAATAGTTGTATTAATAGACTTATGATCTATAAGTCTGTTTTAATAATAAGCGATACTCATATTCCTTATCATGTTCCTGAGTTAATGGATTTTTTAAAATTACTTAAAAAAAAATATAAGCCTGACAGAGTAATACATATTGGAGACGAAGTAGATAAACACGCTATGTCATTTCACGATAGCGACCCTGATTTGCCATCGGCTGGGGAAGAACTAAGAATTTCTATACCTATTATAAAACAATTAGAAAAAATGTTTCCAAAAATGGATTTATTAGATTCTAATCATGGAAGCCTTGTTTTTAGACGAGCATATAAACATGGCATACCAAAAGCATATATAAAAAAATACAATGATTTTTTACAAGTAGGTAAGGGTTGGAAATGGCACGATGATTTAGTTATAGATACACCACTTGGTAAAGTATATTTTTGTCATGGAAAAAGCCCTGACATTTTAAAATTGGCTCAAAGTATGGGAATGAGTTGCGTGAGTGGACACTATCATAGCTTAATGGGTGTCAGGTGGTTCGGCAATAGTTTAGGTCTATATTATGGGCTTCAGGTTGGTTGTATGATAGACTCTAAAAGTTTGGCATTTAGATATAACAAAGTACAGAAAGCTAGACCAATTATAGGGTGTTCGGTCATATATAATGGATTACCCATAATTGAGCCTTTTATTAAAGATAAGTCAGGAAAATGGGTCGGAAAGCTACTTTAAAGCCACAGAGAGCCACAGAGAGGGCTACTGATAGACAAATAGGTGGTAAGCACTATAAGAACTTTAAAATACAGCCTATTGAGTTTATTACAAAAAATAAGCTTAATTTTATTCAAGGAAACATAATTAAGTATGTGTGTCGTTTTGATAAAAAAAATGGTAATGAAGACATAGATAAAGCAATTCATTATTGCGAATTATTAAAGGAGATAAAATAATGTGGATGCACTTATTAAAATTTGGTTTTAAAACAGGAGCAGAAATTTACAAAAACAGAAAAGAAGCAAAAGTTTTAGAATCTATCGCTGAAAAAAAACAAATTCAAAGAGTAATTGATGGAGAGATTGAAATGGTCAAAACTATCAAAGAACATCAAGCTAATGATTGGAAAGACGAGATTGTTTTAATATTAATTTCAATCCCTTTATTAGTCTGTGCTTATGGAATTTTTAGTGAAGATCCAGAAATTATTTCTAAATTAGATGCTTTTTTCGATCAGATAGATCGTTTTCCTTTATGGCTACAAGGTTTGATTATTGGTGGCTACAGTTCTGTGCTAGGTATAAAAGGTGTATCAGCATTTAAGAAAAAGTAGTATTAATATGAATGACCAACGATGCAGTAATTATAGAAGTAGAGTTTCAGTTAGAATCTGAGTATCAACCTTATGGTCATTTTGTTTGTTTAAGATTTATAGATAACTACCCACAAAAAAATAAATTAACATCTCTTATAAAAGATATGGGTCAATATCCTGATGTGAAACTTATTGATTATGAATTTAAAATAGAGCCTATAACAGAAGCAACAGATATTAGAGGATTAGAAATCACAAAACATTAGCGACCCACCAAGTCTCCCTGATGGGTCTATCTTTATGTGTTAATTAACTTTTGCAAGGGAGCAATCTTGACATAAAGAATTTTGTTATCCATCTTGCTTACCAGCAAGTGTTAAATCTCTTTTAACTTCTGTTTGTCTAACAGATAAATAACGATCTAAATTGTTATACATAAGTTTTGCTTTTATTAATTCACTCTCAGCATGAGCATAGCTTTTAATTATTGTCTTATACTCAGGGTCAGTTCTAGCTTTGTGTTCAGCTTCTCCAACTGTTTTAGTATCAAGTTTGTATTTAAGAAATAATTTAGAAAATATAGCTTTCTTACCCTCATCTAAGATAATTACTTTCTCAGCCCATTTAGACCACTCATTAGAAGCTTCTGTCATTTTTTTGTAAGCTTCTCTACTATTTAAGTTCATTGTTTCCATTTGTTATCCTGTAAAAAAATATATCTTAACGAAGTTGTTGTTGGATCAAATTTTATTTTAGAGCAACCAACTAATAATAAAAAAACAATAACTGATATTACAGCTATAAAAAATTTATAAATCAATCTTGTATATTTTCTATGTATAGGATGACCAAAAATAATCATGGGTATTGCAACATCTCTTTAGCTTCTTCTTTTAAATTATTTATTTCTAATCTTAATTTACCATTTAATTTTTGATGTTCTTCATCTACAATTTTTAATCTTTTAACTTCTTCATATAAAGTTGATTGTTTAGATTGATAGGCTGTGATCTCAGCCTCTTTACCATCAATAATTTTTTTTAAATTAATAATAACATCATTGAGAGTTTTTAATTCTTTATCTTTTGTTTCAAGTTGTTTTGTTAAATCTAAATTTCCTCTATCATCTTTAGTCATAAAGACTCCTGTTTAGAGTGCTGGGAACTAGAGAGAGGAAGTTCCCAACACATAACCTAAAAGTATATGTTATGAAAATATTATACTTAAACTGCTTACGCATTAATTTCTCTCTATCATAAAATTTATAAATATCATAACGAATCATTTGTAGCTGATTTGCTTTGATTTAAAAAACATTAAATATTCTCTTATAAATTGTATCTAACATTAAATAAACTAGGTTTTAAGCTATTATTTTAGGGGTTGTAATTCAACCGAAAGTATGAACATAATAGGAGATATGTTAAATAAAAAAACTAAACAAGGAGAGAGAATGTTTAACAAAAAAGAAAAAAAAATACTTTTAGAATGTGTAGAACATTTTATGAGTTGGCAAAATAGTATGGGTAGATCAACAAAAACTGTGGAAGAAATACATAGTTTTTTAGGTAGCCGAGATATTATATTGAAAGAGATACCTACTACTCAAACAATAATGTTAGAAAAAATATCTAAAAAACTAAAAGAGGAGAGAGTATGATTAACATAAATACAAACAGAGGAAACCCAGCAAGTTCTAATGTTAGAACTTTAGATGAAAGATTTACTTTAGAAACAGGAATTGATGTTTCTAAAAAAGAAAGAGGTGTAAATCTAAATCCTGTTGTTGGCATGGGTGTTACAAGAGGCATAAATGGAGACGCATATCCATTTACTATAAAACAAATCTTAGAAACTAAAGGAAAAATTATTTTGGTTATCCAAAGAGATAGAGACCTTTATAATTATAATCCTGAAGCTTCTATTGAGTATGCAGAACAATTCAAAGAAGAAGATGGAAGAATATCTTACAGAACTATTCTTTGGAATAATAAAACTAACAGATGGAACAAAAATAGATATGATTACTATTACTATTCAGTTGGTAAAAGAAAATATCACTTTGACCCACATAAATAAAAAGGAGAGAAAAAATGTCTAAATTAATATTATCAATTAACACTAGAAATAAGTCATTTAATTTGCTAAAACAAGTTTATAAAGATTTTGGGGTGGTATTCCATCCCAATTCTACTGTCGTTTCAGTAGAAAACTTTATAAAGGAGAAAGCTAATGGAAAAAGCACTTCCGAAGCTTCAAGCCAAATACGACAAGGCAATAGTGAGAGAAAAGGACTTGTTGGAAAAGCTAAAGAAGATAAGGAACAACAAGAAATCATTAGCTTGGAAGATACATCAGACGAAGTATCATCCAGCTATGGTTTAAAGAGAGAGGACAAATAGTTATGAAAAAAATGTACTTAATGACAATACTCGTATGCACTCTTTTAAATGGATGTGCCAAATACGACCCAATCATTGACACAAAAGGCAAGTCTAAGTTTGAGATTAGCAACGCAAGTGACATATCAAACGATATAATATTGTGCGAGAAACTTGCGAAAAACAATACAACACTTCTTGGTAATATAAATTTTTGGATATTGTCTCCTAAAGCTGAGACTCAATATACAGACATTTATAGAAAATGCTTACTTGGAAGAAACCATCAGGTGTTGAACTAATGACAAAACCAACAGCAAAAATTAAGAAACTAAGCTTTCAATGTGCAAGATGTTTTAAGAAAGATGCAGATAAGTTAGCTTGGTTTTTTTCATCTAATTCTTTATGGGCAGATAGTCTATTATGTAGAGTCTGTTTTAAAGAAGCTTTAAAATCAATACCAACAAAAGAAAGAGAGGAATGGTCATGTTGATAAAAAACAGCGATCAAATTGCAGAGATAAGCTACCTTATTCCACCTGTACTTAATATGTATGGAGTATCAGAGGAACAAAACGAAAAAGTTTTGAAAAAGGTGTTTGGTTTGCAATTAAAGAAGATGAGACTTATGAGAGGATATACTCAGACTAAAGTTGCAAAAGCAATAAACGTCACTTTTCAGCAAATACAAAAATATGAAAAAGGTAAAAATGCTGTGAGTGTGCATAATGAACTTAAATTAGCCGAGTTCTTAGATTGTGATAGGAATTATTTTATTCAGCCTATTACAGACAATGGCTATAAATTTTTAACAAAGAGAGGGAATGGACATGATAATCAAAAGTAAAGATAAACATGGCAACCAAATAGAGTTCAATCCTAAAGGTAGAGGAGCAAGATATACTGTAAATGGATTGAAGAAGAAAGGAGTCACTACAATCATAAGCGAAAGATTTGGTAAAGGTGCTTTGATGTGGTGGTCAGAAAATTGTGTTTATGAAGCTATTAAACAGCTTATGAAACATAATAAAAAACCTGTAGATGAGATTCAGCAATTCGAAGATGATCTTAAATACAGAGTAAAACAAATCAAAGAAAGTGCTATGCACATTGGAACTAATATGCACTCTTTATGTGAGGATTATATTCTTGGTAAAGAAGTTATTACTCCAAACTCAGAGCCACTTAAAACTATGTTTGAAAAGTTTAAGAAGTTTTGGGATAGCAAAAAAATCAAGGTAGTTGAGACAGAAAAAACATATTATTCAAAAGAACTTGATATTTGTGGAACGCTGGATTGCCTTGTTAAGTATAAAGGTAAGATTGGAATATTAGACTTTAAAACATCTAAGGATTTTTACCCTGATATGCCAATTCAAATTCATACTTATAAAAAATTAGTAGAAGATTCTACTGATTTGAAAGTAGAGTTCTTAGCAGTTATTAATATTCCAAAAGAGCCTGTTAAGGATGTTGAAATGAGGATATTTCAAGTTAAGCCTAAGTATCTAAAAGGTTTCAAAGCTTGTAAATATTTGAATAGCTTAGAAGAAGATTTTAAGCAAAGAAACTTGGAATATAACAAACAAAGGAGCAACTAATGACAATAACAGTAAGAGTGCAAACAAGTCAAAAAAATGAAGCAAATGACTTAGTTGGAAACTTTAATACTTTAGAAACAAAACAATTATATCATTTGATAGATATTTTAAAAAATCAAAGTATTAAAGGAAACATTATTACAGGAGATTTATTTTTTAATGTATCAGAAATAGATCATGTAGCAGATGAATCTTTTTTTGATTTAGTTAAGAAAGGAGACAACTAATGTACCAACAACAACAGAAACAACCTTTTTGTGCTTTAACAATGTATCTTAGACCCACAGGAAATAAATCTCCTAAGTTTGAGTACAAAGCTGATGCCAAAAGTTTATTTACTTGTAGCTTAACAAAGAAAAAATATAAGCTATCACAAATAGACGAATGGTATCATACTGAGGGAGTACAAAACTTTGTAAGACAAGGCTATACAGGTAAATGGTATGCTAAGACTCAAGACATTGAGAATCCTCATAAATACGATATGGGAACAACTCAAATGGTTTTAAGTTTTATTATGACTAAGCCTTATAAACCTCAACCTAATGTGGATGGTATGAAACCAATAGGTCAGGCTATTCCACAGGTGCAACAGCCACAAGCTGTAAAACCTAATGATTCATTTGATGATGATTTGGATGCACCATTTTAATAAACTAAAAGAGAGACTAAGTATGTGGTCGCTATATTACAGAGAATATATAGTTGGCTTCATACTTGGTTTTATAATAGGAGCAATATTGTTATGAAAATCCAATTTGAACTAGATTACAAAGCACATAACTATACAGACACTAGCAAATCTGCTTTTAATAATAAAAAAGATAAACTGACAAAAAGAGAACAAGTTTATGAATATATTAAAACTGAAGCTTCAACTAATTATCAAATAGCTGATGAGTTGGAGATGCCATTATCATCTGTGACAGCAAGATGTAGAGAATTACAGATTCTTGGACTTGTAGAAGATAGTGGAATAAGACGAGAAACACCTTATGGTAAAACTGCGATTGTATGGCAAAAAAAAGACCAAATCTAGCTGAAAGAAAGTGGATGCAACAAGTAGCAGACTATGGATGTGTAGCTTGTGAGATTGATGGATTAACAAGACCAGCAGAGATACATCACATCAGAAAGCATACAGGAATGGGTCTGAGACCCTCACATTTTGACATTTTACCACTTTGTAGTGTCCACCATAGGACAGGTAAAATATCGGTGCATTTAGGCAAACAAACTTTCATAGAGAAATATGGAACAGAGCAACAATTACAACAACGAGTAAGAGAGAGGATAAAACAATGGAACGAGATAGTGGATATTTTTTAGTTTGGAGAAAGATATGGAAATCTCCTGTATTTAAAAATCTAAAACAATGTGCAATATGGATATATATGATTAGTCAGGCAACACATAAGGACAAGACCCTGAACTTTTTAGACAATAAGATATTTGTTAAAAAAGCTGAATTAATATTTCCATTAAGAAAAAATGCTGAGATATGGGGTATTACATATTCTGAGATGCGAACTTTCATCAAGAGGTTGAAGAATAGGAAGATGATTAATGTCCGAATACACCACCTTTTACCCACCTCTAACCACCCTAGCCGAAAAGTAAGTATAATTGAGTGCTTAAATTATGACAAATATCAGTACCTAGAAAACTCGCAACCACCTCAACACCAGCTATCGCCTGATACTAATACACTATATACTAAAGAATCTATTAGTATTGCGTCAAGCAAGGATGGGTATAAGGTAATTGGAGAGTGGAATCAGCATGATATACTGTTGAAAGATGGTAAAAAATATCTAAGGCACAAATGGAAAGATGAGCCATTGAAAGAATATCAATGATTGGATTGTTGAGAATATTTAAATATGTCAGAAAAAGATTGATTAAACTTTCACTTGAAAATAAAATGCTTAAAACCCAGCTTGAATATTATAGAGCAATAATTGAGTCAGATAATAATAGAAAA